TATTCATTATTAAATTCATATTCTTTATTTTCGTAAATCCACATCCCAAACTCCATTGTTTGGGATATTTAGTAATGTCAACAACCTTCGTCGTCTTGTGCTTCCCATTCATCGGATGTATCATCATAAACTAACTTATTCGCACAAAAAGGACAAAATTCTGGTTCATCTAATTCGTCGTGTTCAATTGTAAATTCTGCCTCACAATCTTGACAAGTAATCAATTTTTTGGTTCTCCTATGTATTTCTTATATGTTTTAATCCAGTCTGTTGAAATTTGTTGTTGAGCATCTTCCATTGTGATTATACCATCACAAATCATTCTATGCAACTTATTTTCTAGTCTATCTTTGACATGAGCGTTCCAAGGCATTGTAGTGTAGCTTTGAGGCCACAGGTTCTTAATATCATTAGAACCACCGAGTTCTAAAGAAATCAAATGATCAATTTCGAACTTGTCTGCTTTGGGATCAATACCATATTCCTTGAAAACCTTTTTCTTTGTGGCCGAAGAAACATTACGAACAGTTCCTGTGTATCCAGAAAGACAAATCTTTTCCATTGTTGCTTCCTGATCAACTACACCGGGCGTCAAAGCAGGATCAGGTAGAATTGGAAATTCCTTCGCTGATGCCGAACTAATTAATAATGAAAATAATACTTCTAAAATCATAGACTAAATCCTTTAAACGTGTCATTCGTTACGTCCTTCTTAACGCCACCAATGACGTAAGAAGTTATTTCTGTTTCTTGTGGAGCAACTTGTACTTCAGAACCAGAAATCCATTTCTGAGTCCATGGCAAAGGATTACTACCGCCCTTATAGGTTGTATTTAGTCCTATCGCTGTCATTCTCTTGTTAGCGATCCATTCTATATATTCGTTTAATAGTTTTTCGTTAAGACCTATCATAGAACCATCTTTGAATAGATAACTAGCCCATGTCTTTTCTTGTTCAACCGCGTCAACAAACAACTTAATACATTCTTGTTTTGTTTCTTCTGCAATCTTGGCAAAATCTTCATCTTCTTTGACCAAAGCCTTAAGTAATTGCTGAGTACCAGCAAGATGAAGATTTTCATCACGAGCGATTAATTTAATAATCTTGGCATTACCTTCCATCTTCTTAACTTCGGCAAACGCCCATGAACAAGCAAACGAAACATAGAAGCGAATGCCTTCGAGAACATTAACAGACATCAATGCAAGCCAAAGAGCTTTCTTATGTTCATATTTCGACGGACACCAATCTGTCAATCCATACTCAGGAATCTCATTGCAAGAAGATATTTCATTAAATGAAATTAAATTATCATAATACTTGCTGATATCATTGGCACAATCTACGATTTCTTTGATATCCATTAATTCATCAAAAACCTTAGAAGGATTTGGGTATATGTTTCTGATAATATGAGTATAAGATCTACTATGGATTGTTTCACTAAAAGTCCATGTAGTTATCCAAGTTTCTAACTCTGGCAGCGAACATATTGGACTAAAAGCGGCTGTCGGCGCTCGACCCTGTACGGAATCAAGAAGGATTTGTCGCTTAAGATTGCTTGTGAAAATGTGTTGCTCATGAGAATTTAGACCCTTGAAGTCTTTAGAGTCTCTTGAAATATCTACTTCTTCGGGTCTCCAAAAGAAACCAAGTTGTTGATTTGTTAATTTTTCGATCCATGGATACTTCTGCTTATCATATCTAGCAATAGTTACCGGATCGTCAAAAAACAAATTTGCTTTGATAGAATTTTTTTTGTTATTAATATCAAATACACTCATTTAATTATTACACCCGTAATTACCACAATTTTCTTTACAACCATCAAAATTGATAGGACATTTAAAACCATCAAAACATTCGTTGATGGTCTTTTCCCACTTTTCGTTTCTGGCATCTAATTCTGTCGCCAAATCACGGAGATTTTGAGCCGAAACATATCCATCAAGACCCTTTGGCCACCAATAAACGAATCCGTCGTCTGATGTTACAAACTCGTCTTTTTCGTCAGCCATTTTAATAATGTCTTTCATATATTTCTCCTAAAATATTTTTTATCATATTCAAGATAACCATCAGGTACTTCAAACAATTTTCCACTTTCTGGTTCAAGTAAACAAGGCTGCATAGTATCTTTAATATGTACTAGAACGTAAGTTCTTGATTCTAGCTTATCAAATATTTATTTATATGTCAACTTATTTAACTCTATCTCAATCATTAAATTTTACAACTCTCGTAGGATTCGCTTCTATTTTTCTTCAATCTTCCAATCTCCCAACCATATAGATTTTTGCTGTTGGGTCTGTTTCGTGAACAACTATTTGAAGACCATTAATACTTTCGGTAGTAGAATCGTTTGTCATATTCAAGGTATCCTTCTGGTATCGTATAAAGAGTGTTATCATTGGCATTGAGAAGATATGGTTTCATCTCCTCCTTTGTATGCACCACAACATACTCACGCATATGAAGCTTACTATAGATTTCTTCAAAAGTCAATTTTGTTTTCTTAGCTTTCATTGCATTATTCCGCCCAAACTTCAACACCTAATGAAACCATTCTCATTGCAACTTCTCTATTCTTATGATCTGAACCATAAGCACCACACTGAGCAATAATACCAGAATCTTTATGCGTAACACGAATATCATGAGGTGGAATACCTACTTGTTGACCTGTAGGTTTCTCTGTTGACCAAGTATCACGATATATAAGTTCTACTTTGTATTGACTACTGATTGTATCTCTCAAATCTTGCATTTAAAATCCTTCCAGTTGTTATCTTCATTTGGAACCCAACCTTCTCTAAATTTATTAATCATATTATGATGTGTCATCATTGGTTTATCGAACCCAAAATTTATAGCCATTGCGTGGTATGATTTTTTTGTTTCTTTCCACCAATTATAATACTCATCAGCCTTTGCCCATTCTTTTTTTGTTTCATTCGTTGCTCTTGAATGTTCCCATGGCAATTTTCCATGCATCGGATTTTTAGAACCTATTTTACCTTCACTACATTTTTTTCTATATTCATCTGTAATATAACTTCTATCAACTTCAACAGGACCATTCTTTTGTATATATTCTCTTCTAGATTTACCGACAGCATTTGGATTATTTCGTTTCATATTATCTGAAATTCTTCTTCTAATCCATCCGTACAACTTATTGCTTGGTCTATTTGTACACATCATATTTGCAGCAAAAGCTAATTCAAATATTTCAGGATATATTTTTACTAATAGTTGATGCGCTAGATAATGTTCTTCTGGTAACAAATAGACAAGATTACTCCAATCATCAGAACCATTCATACATCTTGGGATGATATGGTGAAGTTCGTAATATATTTGTCCATTTGTTACTCTATTTTGTGCTCTGATTATCAGATTATCATATATTTTTTTATAGTCCATAATTGTTTCCTCCTATGGACTATTTATATTTTACAAGTCTTTACTATATTTTACAAGACTCGCAGGATTCATCTTCAACAACACCAGCAGCCAAAGGTGCTTCTTCGTATTCACCAGCGCCATCTGCAGTGTTCAGATAGTATAATTGTTTGCCACCATACTTATAAAACATCAGCAAGTGCTTTAACATTTCCGACATAGGGATTTGTTCTTCTTCATAGAACTTTGGGTTGTACGAGGTATTAACGGATATTCCTTGATCAATGAACTTTTGCAATACCCCGCAAATCTTAAGATATCCTTCGGGTGACTGTTGGTCCCAAAGTAGGTCGTATTTCTTCTTAAGTTTACGAACTTCTGGTACAACTTGTTTAAGGACGCCATCTTTAGACTGTTTAACAGAGACAAGCGATCTTGGCGGCTCAATACCATTCGTTGCGTTGCTAATCTGTGCTGATGTCTCTGATGGCATGAGAGCCATAAGCGTTGAGTTTCTGATGCCAACTCGTAATGCTTTAGCGCCCAACGAAACCCAATCCATCCTATACGCAGGCGATACGATTTCGTCCAATTCTCTTTTATAGGTGTTTATGGGGAACACACCTTGGCTGTACTTTGTTTCATTACTTTTTGGACACGCACCTTTTTCCTCCGCTAGATCAATGGACGCTTTAATTAAATAATATGACCAAGCTTCTGCGAATGAATGAAGCTTACTCAATCCATCATGATCAATTGACTGATAGCTAAGATCATTACGAGCCAACCAATAAGCGAGGTTAATAATACCGACACCAAGAGGTCGTCTGGCCATAGTGGAGTTTTTGGCAGCAAGAACTGGATAATCTTGATAGTCAAGTAACTCGTCCAAAGCACGAACAGCGAGAGTACAAGGACGTTCGAAATCTGCAGGATCACGAATTTTGCCCCAGTTTATCGCACTCAAAGTACACAGACTAATCTCTCCATTTTCATCGTTAATATCTTTCAATGGCTTTGTAGGCAAGTCAATTTCGCAGTTATGAACTAAAATACCATTAGCATAAAAGTTTTCATTTTTATCTACAGTAATATCATAGACATCTTCTGTATAATTTAAATGTTCAATTTTTAACATGTTTTCTTTTTCCTTCTGAATCTATGATAACTTTAGTTCCAACGTTGGGTCCAACAGTGCCAGTATATTTTTCTCTGTATATTTGTCTCTGTTCTTCAGAACGAAAATATGGATTGAATTTCATATCTAACTCTTTTTCAAGAATAGCAGCATATTTTTTATAACTTCCATCAAATCTCATTGGTCTGAATGATTTAGGAAATCTTATCCCTATCTTTTTACATTCTTTGACCATTGTCTTTTGACCTACAATTCTTCCAAGATCATAACACACCTTTTTACCAATTTCAATCAATTCTTCGTTTGTGTATCCCGTACTATTATTATTTTTTAATCCTATATTATTTTCAGATTGTTTTTTTACCCATAATTCATATTTTTTATCAGGAACAATCCAACCACCGCATCCTCCTGGTTTAGCATTATATCCTTTTTTATTATTCATGAGATCAAATCCAACAATCATCTCTTCTTCTTTTTTCTTACAAATATCAACATTATTATGTTCAAAAATAATTTCATGATCCCATTGATCTACACCATATTTTCGAATAGCAGAATGAAATCTAAATTTACTTCCCTGCCTAACAGATGATAGATGAGATTTCCATCTTTGTTCTAATGTTCGAACAGAGTGACCAATATAACTTTTACCGTTCACTCTGTTCGTTATTTTGTAAACTATAGCCATATAAATGATTCCTTGATAGAAGTGTTATCTCAGAACTATTTATAATAATTTATAAATTATATTACCAACAACTCATCATTTTCTAAAATATTTTGCGCCTCTACATATCCTCTGTTTTTTGTATAGATGCGATGATCTGGTGTGCAAACAATAGAGTTGCCATTTTCATCAGTTATTTTCATCAATGATGCATTCTTTCTAGTCATAGCAGCAGCTTTAATTTGTCTAAATTCATCTTTACCAGTATTATTGTTTCTACTAAGAACTTTCATTTGAATTGTAACATCCTTGATCATTATATCTTGAATTGAACCGTCAATCATTTCAACAGTTACATAAGTTTCTCCAGTCACACAGCAGAGATTTGACTGGCGAATTGGTGCAAGTTCTTTAATGAACGAACCATGATCATTCGCATGGTCGACGTTCTGCAAATAGATACGACCAGTGTTCTTGCGCTCTTCCATGAACGATGAGAATAGGTCCACAGCAGGTATTGATTTCTTTCTGATCGCCGGATCCGCCTCGTATTTTTGATATAGCGATCTGAATTTATCAAGATCAATAAAAAAGCTATCATAAAGACCAGGGACGTCGCTAGGGCTGAATAGAGTAATATTCCCACCAACAAGAAGTCGTTCATACATCACCTTATTAAACTGGACACCATAGTCCAAACCACGAATACGATTATCTTCTGTGCCTTTATTATTCTTGAGAACTAGTAGGTCCTCAACTTCCAAATGCCAGATAGGGTAGTAAAGAGTCGCTGCGCCGCCTCGAACACCGCCTTGGCTGCAGCTCTTAACTGCTGATTGGAAGTGCTTGTAAAATGGGATAACACCAGTGTGAGTAGTATCACCAGCGCGAATGGGAGAGCCGAGAGCACGAATACGACCAGCATTAATACCAATGCCAGCTTTTTGAGACACATATTTAACAATTGCGGAAGCTGAAGCATTGATTGAATCAAGACTGTCATCTGTCTCGATAAGAACGCACGAAGAGAATTGCTTTTGAGGCGAACGGAGACCTGCCATAATAGGAGTCGGCAGCGATATTTCAAAAGTGCTTGTCGCATCGTATAAATCCTTTACCCATTTAAGTCTGGTTTCTTTAGGATAGTTACGAAACAGTATCATGGCAATCAACATATAAGCCATTTGAGGAGTTTCATAAATCTGTCCAGTAACTCTGTTTCTGATTAAGTATTTTCCTCTTAATTGTTCCATGCCCACATAAGAGATAGAATAATCCCTATCGTGATTAATATAAGTATCCAAAACATCCAGTTCAAAATCATCATAAAAAGAAGAAATTTCAGGATCGTAGTAACCAAGAGAAATAACGTGTTTAACATGATCTTTCAATTTCCATGGTAGGTGACTTTCGTATACTTGTTTTCTTAGATGATAGTTGATCAGACGACCAGCAACGTACTGATAACCGGGATTTTCTTCTGAAATAAGATCGGCGGCAGCCTTGATCAAAGTTTCTTGAATATCTGATGACTTAATCTTATTATAAAATTGAATATGAGACTTAAGTTCTATCTCTGATTCGGAAACGTTGTTGATTCCTTCACAAGCCCAACTAACCACTTTATGAAAACGATTTAGATCTAACGGCTGAGTCGATCCGTCTCTTTTTGTTACTAGAATTGAATTATCAATCATCTATACCCCTTATTAATTTTCTATATCCAAACTATCTTTTAACGAAGGAAATACGTTGGTAATCTCGTACCAAGCGTCAGTTGCGATTTCTCTATGTTCCTTCTGGGTTTCTGGTCCCATACGAAGTTGACACCAATGAATATAACTTCTCAACGTTCCATTCATATATAGGCGAGAAACTGTTAACCCTTCCGGAAGAACAGCACGTGCTTGTTCCTTCGCGATACCGTTTTTAATAGCCCATTTGTATGTTTTTTGCACAGAAGTAGTCAAGTTATTTTGAAGTTGTTCCCAAGTACCTTGGAGAGATTCATCATCAATCTCAATACTGTTCTGACGATTTTTCTGATCTTGAAGACGAGCTTCACGAGTAACGAAACCTAAATCTTGTGTTGGATCAGCATAACGCTGAGAAAATTCCTGAAACGAAAATGATCTATGTCTGAGAATTTGTCGGGCGATATCTCTAGTAGTTTCTATAGACATAGTAATACTAACTGTTTCAAAAACGCTCCAGTGCTTATGTTTTATGCAGTATCTGAGTAATTTAGGAGCAGTTAAACTATTCATTTGATTAGATGGGTTCGAAACCCTTGCACAATATGCAATAAACTCATCTGGTGTCATTTTAACACCTTTTTCATTATCAATTATTGGTTGTGTTACCGCTATAATTTTTGCGTTATTCATTTTAAATATCTCTTTCATTTTCATAAAAAGCAACCGCGATTGGAAAACGCAAGCTACCGTCTGGCGTAATATTCTGGTAACGAACCGTTGCCGTCTTAGGAATTGGTTTACGATTCAACAACTCCTTGGTGAACTCCTGTGTTCCCTTAATACCAGCATTGAATACAACTCCTTCTTTGGTCTTGCACTGAACGCTTTTGGCGTATCCAGACCAATTACCCTGACCTTCAAGTATTTCAATGACTTCAAATTCTTCGTCAATAAATTCCTTACGCTTCAACAAACTCTTTGAACGTTTATTTTCGTAAGGAGCATCAATACGAATCATTTGACCTTCATAGCCGTTCTCAAGAAAGTTAGCATATTGCTGATCAAGTTTTTCTGAATTTTCAGCGCTGAAAGTGTCTACCAGCTTGATCACATTACTCTTAAGTGAACCAATAATACTTTCTAGATAAGTCAGACGATTATAAAAATGTTCTTTCCAAACCATATCATAAACATGATATTGAATCATTGAAGCAGATTTGTTCAAGTCGTCTTGAGTTGGTTTGGTTTGACGGGCGATAGAAATCAACTCATTAAAATTGTCTCGTAGCTCATGATTATATAGTTCACCATCAAGGATCAAGTTTGGACTAAGCTCGAATAAAGGAGCTAACTCTTGAATGATGTGAGGGGCCGAAACTATGGGCTTACCCTGTCTTGAAAACAATCCGTTCTTGGTCGCTATACAACGCATTCCATCAAGCTTCGGCTGAGTGAATACGTGCTTCCACTTTGAATCCCAACCTTTATACTTATCAGCAAGCATAGGTTCAATAATCTTAGAACCTTCTTCGATCGTTTCTTTCGAAGTATGATATTTACGATCGAGTTTCTTTTTGTAAAGAGCCTTAACTTCTAGATCGGCCTGTTGATCATCGGTAGTCGCGTTGGCTTTGCCGGCATTCTTACCGTAAACTTCTTTCCATTCTGAAATTACAAGCTTACCACCTTCAATACCAGAGACAGTACGATACTTGTTTCCCAAGCGCTCCATCATCCAAGTACGAGTATTACCGTTCTCGTCGATGTGGTAGAGTGTGTCATACTTAATCAAGATTTTCTCCATTTTGTAAGAGCCAGTTTGGCCGAAAGATCACGGTAAGTGTTTTGATTAATTATATATGAAATGAACTCAGAAGTCAAGCCCGCTAAAATCGCGTCGTTGATATCTTTATGTTCGAAGTTTTCGGGCCATATACAAACTTTATATCCTTGCATGATAGCCTTGTCAATTTTCTTTACGGTTTCTTTATTTCTTGGCTCGTTGTCGTAAACAACGACAAGACGATCTTTCGTAAAGGTGTTGATCGCAGACACCAAATCGCCGCCTGCAGTAGCGATACTGTTAGGAACAAACATACTATCAATTGGGCCTTCAAACACATAAACAGTCCTACCAAAATCAACTCTATCAAGTCCATAAACTTTAGGAATTGAATCATTAAGAACGATTGTAATATATTTGACTGACGAATTAACCAACGCTCTACCTTGATAGGCGTGCATAATTTTACGAGAGTCAATAAAGGGTATAAGAAGGCGAGTTTCATCGCGTTCAAGAGAATCAACATCAAACTTATTAGGTACAAGGTTATTAGTATAATGCTTAAAGTTAGGGCAGGAAAATAAAGTTGCGTGATAAGGTGTTGGGATACGTCTGGCATCTACAAATTTCTTCACTTTATGTTCTGGGGATAACTGACTAACTTTCTTCAGTCCCTTTAATGGTCCGCTCTTCATAAAAAGAGGAGGCTTCATTTTTTCAACGAAAGCTTCTAGATCTTTTTGTTCTGGCGATTTATTGTCTTGAATTCTTTCAAGCAAATATTCATTATAAACCGCTTGATCAATCATTTTAATGAAATTAGGAACAGAAGCGGTAGCACCACAGTTATGACAATGAAATAGCATTTTACCGCTCTTTTCGTAAATGTATCCTCTAGCTTTATTCTTATTTGAATCGGAGTCACCACAAACTGGACAACGGAAATTATAAAGGCTTGCGCTTTTCCGTTTAAACTTGTCCAGTCTGGTTGAAATGATTCCGATATATTTTTGTTGTAACCAATCCATAATATAATCCTATCATTATCATCAACCACAAAGTGATTATACCGCGTTTTTGATAAAAGTCAAAGGATTATTTAATGATTAGTTTTAGAATATTTTGACCATAAGAAAGTAGAAAGAAAATTGCAGTGAAACCGCCCATATACACCCAAATAGTTTTTTCCATTTCACTAATTCTATCTGTCATCTTTTCATGTTGTTCGTTCGCTTCGACTCTTATTTTAGTAATTTCTTCTAAAATATTTTTATCTTCTGAACGAATAGTGTCATAAACATCTTTTAATTTTAATTCGGACGTTCCTCTAAAATCTTGTAGAGCGCCACCTAAATTATCAATTTGTTTTTCTTGTTGATTTAAACGTTGTTCGTGAACAGCTAACATTTTACTAAGGTCTATTGAAATTTCAGTTAATTTTTCGATAGCGTCTTCTATTCTTTCTGCAGCGGATCTTTCAACCATTATTTTCTATCCTGTGATGTTTCGTTTTTTGAATCTTTACCTAAAATGTCACGGAGAGTTTTAGACTTTTTTTGTTGTCTAGGCATTAATGAATGTTTTCTATTTTTTAAAAGCATAGGGCTAAAGCCTTGAATGTTTCCGGCGTTAGGATCCGCTGCAGAAGCTCCAATTGCGTTGGCTGCTGCCATACCATCTTCGTTGATGGGGTTATCTCTAAATGCTTTTGGATAAGTAGTGTCGTAATCTCTCATTATTCTTCCGGCTAGCGCATTGGCTTCATCTTCTTTCATTTGTTCTGAAGCTCTATTTCCGTTGATTCTCTGCTTATAATGAATTAATTCATGAGCAATAGTTCTCATTACGTCTATTGGATGACGTCCTGTAATTCTTACTGTTATTGATGTGCCTTTTCTATCGCCGAGAAAATGGCCGAAAGCGTTTTTTGTATTTTCTTCTTTACCAACTAGGCTTATTCTAGGCAACGAAGATAGACCCAAATGTTTGGCTGCAAAGGAAATAAAATTTTTAACGTCTTTTACTGAGGTATTCATTAAACTTTCCTTAACTTATCAATTATTTTATTATCCATTGGTATAGTATCAGTATCAATTATAGATTCTTCGCCAACGTTATATATTTTATCAGGTAAAACATTAATAAGAATTAAAAAAGGCTTTATGTATTTAATCTGAGGTTTAAGTTTCAGATATAAAATTTTACATAAAGCCTCTGGTCCAAAACAATTATTCAAAATAATAATATGATTAAGTATCAATCTTTCTTTGAGGTCATCATTTTCTATATAACGAGTTATCAGTTTTTTAATATATTTAATTCTGTTAAGATCTTCCATAAAGTCTTCGGTGGACGTGTATTTTGCGTTATCATAATGTTGAGCACAATATAATAAAAAATTTTCTTCAGTCAATTTATCATTCATTTTTAAAAAGAACTTAATGTAGTTCTCACCCAATTGTTACTAGAAATACAAACGTAAAAATGTGTATTATCATAAGCAATACTTCCGGCAATTCCATAAGAAGAAGAATTTGCCGGTGCAATGTTAGATAAAATAAAACAATTTGAAAAATTACTTAAAGGAATTGTTCTAACCGAAGGAGAACCATTAGCAACTGAAGAATTGCTAATGGCGTTGTATAATATAAGTATTTTATCAGTAGCAACAACGTTTGAAGCGTTTGGAAGTTGTGATACTGCTACTGAATTGTTAGACATAATTTATTTACCTATTAAACGTATTGATCAACTGTGTTAGAAGTTACAGTGTTTGCTACACCCGTAACGCCTGTAGAAGAAGTAGTATTCATTCCAATAGAACCCATAGCAACAAGAGTTTCGTAGAATACACGACCAGCGCGTCCGCCTGTACCTTCTGTTCTTAGAACCCATCCAGTGTGCGCAACGGCTGGATTATCAGTATTAACGTCTACATAACCAGTTGCTGTTGTACCTTGAATAGTATGAACTTGACCCGGAGTTGTTGTTGCAGGGGTAAGAGTGATTACGCTACCGCCAGGAGTTGCAGCCAACTGAACACCTGTTGTATTCGCCAAAGCAACGTAATAAACTGAATTACCTGTTAAACCAGGAATAGCAGTGTTACCTGTAGGAACTCCGTAAGTTAACTTATCGCCAACTTGCCAGTATGAATTTGCTGTTGAGAACAATAAAGTACTATTAACTACACCAACCGTATTCGCTGTAATGTTAATAGCTGCCGGCGCAGGTAAATTAGAAAGCGAAGGAGCGGTAATATAACCAGATCCGGCCGTTACGATATTGAGACTTGTAATTTTACCAGCGTTGGTTGTTGTGTTAGCAACAGCATTAATTGAAGCTCCGGAACCACCGTTGGTTACTACCGGAGTAAAATTAGCTGTGTTAGCTTGATAACCAGAACCACCAGAAGTTACGTAAGATAATACAACGTTACCGCCAACAGTAGACATCATAGCTGCATTTACCGCGAAAACGCCGACAGCTTTGTTTGCAACAAAAGCTCCTATAGTAACGTTACCGTACATAGCGGCGTCGACAGATGCTCTTGAACCCGATGATGTATTACCGAAATGTGCATTAGAATCAAAAGAAACGTTAGCAGTTCCTGTTTGACCGCCTCTAACTAACGCATAAGTTCCGATTGGCGCGCCATTTGAAGTTTCTTTTGTAGTAGTGCTGTTAGCAGTTACGCCTTGATCGTTTCTACCCCATTGTGCCATTATTTTTTCTCCTTTAAAGAATTATTTAATTGTATTTATAATTATTGTTTATCTATGGTCAACATATCTAAAAGATACGAAGAATGT